ACGAGATAATACAGCACCAGCGATTTTCCTGAAGCGGTCGGCGACAGCAGCACCGCACGGGTCTGATGCAGTCCGTGCGTAATCGCGTCCCGCTGGTAGTCTCGCACGTCTAGATGCGTCGGATAGGTCTGAAGCAATCGCTCGGTATCAAACCCGTCCCATACCGCACGAGACGGCGGGAGCCGATTTTCAATCGTATAGCCCTGCTTCACGGCCCAGCGTTCAATGCGTGACGCAAGCCCTGCGTAGACCATCTTGGTCGTACGATTGAGCAAGCGAACTTTCCCGTCCCATCCTTTGCGAAACTTCGACATGTATTGAGAGCCGGGCACGAGAAACGACAGTTCCTCGCTGAGTTCGCGCTCAATGCTCTCGCTTGTCCACACGAAGCAATACGCATGCGTGTGCGGTGCGAGAATGATATCAGGAGGGACAGGCATTACGCCCCCTGCGAGAAACGCAAAAAGTCTACGTAACTGCGAATCAGATAGCCACGATTGTTGATGTGCTTGATGCAGTCTTCAATGAACTTGAGCTTGAGTTCCTGCACATCCACTTTCCCCGCGAGGGGGAGCAAATCGGTATCGGTGTTCAGGTACGTATCGACTTCCTGACGCACGATACGCACCGGCTGCGGGTTCCAGCCCAGAGCTTTCCGTTCGTCTTCATCCATGCGCCCGAGATACCACTCAAACTTCTGTCGCTTGAGCATATCATAATCTTGCTTGAGCGCGACGTACCGCTGCCGTTCGTGGGTATAGAACTGCCACCATTTGCCGTGCAAGAGCGGCACCTGTGTGATGGCACGATCAGGCGACGAGAAATCCAGCGTCTTATCGGTATGCCATTCCTGATGGAGTGCGTCGAGTGTCATAGGTCAGTAGTATAGCATACTACCGACGAATCTCCACGATGGTGTAGAAGTCATACTCGAACGTGGCGGTAGAGGTCATGACCTGACCCGGATCAACATTCGTAGCAAACTGCACCTGACCCAACGAAGTAATATAGGCGTTGTAGAACAACACGCGCAAAATCGGAATCTTCGCGGGGTTCACAATCGTCAACCCGGCATAGGTTTGCGATGCAAGACCGAGTGCGGTTTCATCATTCTTATTGTCCGGCCAGATATAGTTCGCTTGGTCGGCTAAAAACTCTGCGACCACTTCAGAACGGTCGGCCCCACCGGTCATACCCCAGAGCCACTTATACAGTTCACGATGCACCCGAAACTCTTCATCGACAATGAAGGTCACATTCAAGGGATCGAAGTTCAGGCGCTCTGGGGCAAATTTTGAAAAGATACCCGCTGTTTGTACGCGGGGAATATTCGCGGTAATCGTAGGTAGATTCACTTCCTGTATCATGAATGACAGATTAGGCATTCGCGCAAACCGAATCATGTGATTCTGCGGGTTTGCAGGAAACAGGTTGTAGGTGTCTGCGGGAAGTGAGAGATTACTCATAGCAGTATTTAGGGGACAAAAAGGGGACAAAAAGAAAGGGGCAGGATTGCTCCTGCCCCCTTCCCCAATCTATCTAGCATTTTTAGGTCAAATGCTAGAATAAGTTGGTTACCTTGACCTTCCGGTAGTAAAGATTCGTGTCGGTCACCAGCGAACCGGGGCTCGATGCGGTTGCGAACGGGTTGCCCACGGTCGCGTAGCGCGTCTTGAACCCGATCTTCGGCACGAAGCTGTTCGGGTCAACTGCACGATACATCTGGAGCGGCACATACGGGCAGTAGAACAACCCTGCGTCGTACGGTGACGAACCCTTGTATCCGACGATGAAGTAGTCAGCGGTCGGGGCCACGGGAGCATACGGGTCCACGAACACCTTGTAGCGACCCTGCAACATACCCGCGAAGGTGTTGCCGGTGTCGTCGACCACGAGGTCAGCGTTGTAGGCAGGGGTGTAGTCCAGCAGACCCGCAGCAACAAGGGCACTCGCCACATCTGACGAGGTGATGATGATGTTGCCCTTTCCGCGACGGGTGTTCTTCGCGATAGCATTGGCTTCGCGCTCGATCTGGAAGAACAGACCCTTGAACTTCTCTACCGACCAACGACCATTCGCATCCACGTCGAGGTCGAAGGTGCCGGCGACTGAAGTCGTGTTCGCACCGTTTGCAGCCACGCGACCAATGGTGCGGACCACTTCACGGTTGATTTCCGCGAGGATTTCTGCGGACAGGATGTTGGCGAGTTCCGCCTCGGCGTCGAGGTTGTGAACTGCCTTCAAGTCCTGCGCGATTTCCACGCTGTACTCGGCCTTCAGCGCACGAGTCACTGCGGTCGCGGTGACCTTCTCGATCGAGAACGCCATCTGCGGGATTGCGGTGCCGTCCAGCCCGTACGAGCTGTTTGCAACGCCGAGCGATTCACCGAACGCCGTGTTTGCGCCAGTGACCACGCTGAACCCACCACTGAACGGATCAGCAGTACCACCTGCGGCGCTACCAGCAGCCGAGAAGCCGCTGTTGGCTTCGCTGTAGAACGCTTCGGGGTTGGTGTTGGCCTGACCCGTGTACCGCGAACGCATCGCGAAGATCAGCCCCGTGGGGCCGTTCATCGGCTGCACACCGCAGATATCATACGCCACGAGGTTCGGCATCGAACGACGCACCAACGCAATCAGAATCGGGTCAAACCCCTGATTACCTGCGGCGGCGGTGCCGGCGCTACCGAACCCACCGGTTCCCGACGACATTCCGGGCACCGACTCGGTGAGCATTCCTGCGGCCTTACGACTTTCCATCTCCTGATTTTCGAGCATCACTGCGGTAACCGCACGGCGCCACGAATCCTTGATTCCCGGCAGACCCTTGTGGTCAAGCAGCTTTGCCCACTTCTTTTCGACTTCGGGCTTTAAAAACATGTGAGACTCCTAAGAAAAATAAACGAACGGTGAATGAGCGTCATGGTTACCGGGTGAAGCGAGACACCGCATCCGCATAGACATCAATCGAGGTCTTGGACGAACGCACCGACTCTTCTTCATGTAACGGCGCAGCATCAGGCAGGTTAATCGTTCGCTCGGTAATCGATTTCTTAGCCCCAAAGTACTGCTCCCGCAAAGCAACCAAATCCTTCTTGTAGTTCTTCGTGTTGGTGAACGAAACCGTCTCTGCGCGTTTCGCGAATGCACCACGGTCAACCGCAGGTAATGCCGCAGCGGCTTCTGCAATCAACCGAGCGCGGTGTTCACGGATCAACGACTGGCGTTCCCGTGCAACAGCGGACTTCATCTCGGTGTGGAGCTTCAGCGTCCGGGCTTCCGACTCACGCACCTGCTGCTTCAGCGACTTGACGTTCTTCGCAAGCGCAGCAACCACGTTGACCTTCGACTCCGGAATGTCCACATAGTGCTGGGTGAACACGGACTTGAGATTGCTGAGGAAGCTCTCGGTCAGCTTGGTCTGAATCTGACTGCGGAGGGCCACCTTGTTCTCCTTCGCCCACTGCTCGACCACGTAGTTCAGGTACTGATCCACCTGCTTCGCGAGACGCTGCTCATGCTGCTTCTTCACGCGAGCAAACTTCTGAGCATACGCTTCGTTCAGCTTGGTGCTGACCTGCTTTGCGACGCCACGAATCGCGGCTTCGAACAAGCGACGGGACTGCTGCTTGTCTTCCTCAGACAACATCTGGTTGGACTCGAACAGACGGTCGGTTTCGTCGAACTTGAACGACAACACTAAACGGCTTTCCTCGACGGGCTTCTTCTCGTCCTCGTCCTCGTCAGCCATCTCTTCCTCGTCGTCCTCTTCGCGCATCATCCGATAGCCTTCTTCCACTTCGTCCTCGTCCTCACCCGCATCCTCGTCCTCAACAGCGGCATCTTCCTCGTCTTCCGCTTCGCGCATCATGCGATGATAGCCTTCCTCGACCTCATCCTCGTCCTCGGCCTCATCCTTCTCGTGCTTCTTAGCCTTCTCGTGCTTCTCGTCCTCGTC